CCAATGCAGTCCATTCACGCAGGAAGCTCATAGCGTCTGGCTTTTCGGTGTATGCGACAGAGTTATTTGCTAGGCCCATGTGCGGGGCTGTTTCCCACCACTTACCACTCTTAGCGTGGCGCATACGATCATCTGACAGGTTGGATAAAGAGATCATCGCAGAACGGCGAACTCCACCTACCACGACCACTTCACCGATCTTGCACATGATGCTGTGACACTCGTAGGAAGACAGCCTACTGCCTGCAGCCTTTTTGAAGGTATCAATCGTGAAATTAAACAGATCAACCAAAGGCGCTGGGCCAGATGCACGACCACCAAAGGTCTTGAGCCTAGCACCGGCTGGGCGAACCTTGCTGACATCCCATGTGGGGATTTCACCGGCAAAGAGCATGCTAATCAGAAGGCGATACGCTTTGGCCCAACCTTCCTTGCTGTCCTTAACTACAATGGTTGTATCGCTGTCATAAAGGGTCTCAGGAACCTCTGGCAGGCTCTTGATGTACTGACGTTCACAAGAGAACCCTACGCCCGTACCACACAACAGGATGAACATTGCTTCATCGAAGGCTTTGGGGTCATCGATGGCGAGGTACGAACAGTTGTACATACATGTATTGTCACGGGCGGCTGCAACACCTGCGGTCATCATGGATCGCATAGAAGGCATTACCTCAAGGCCTGTGATGGCCTCAGAGATTTCATTCTGTACTGCCGTGTCTTTAATTACAGGAGATACAATACTAGAAACGTAGCGGCCTACAGTCTCGCCCCAAGTTTCACGGCGACCTTCTTCGTCTAGCCAACGGGCATAGCGACTTGTGTGGATGAAGGATTGGTAATCGGTTGGTAGATAGTTATTCATGGTCTGCCTCAAACTAAGTCTGTTAAATCGGGTTCTTCATAATTCGGCCCCTTGAGAACTTTGCCGTCTTCACGGTAAATTACGTCCCCATCGACCCCGAGCTTGCTCATGTTAGATGCATGAACACGGCGCACAGCTTCGTCCAAATTCCAGCCAAACGTGGCTGCAAATCCGTATGTGACGTAAACCAGATCCGCTAATTCCTTGAGCATTTCGGGGGCTTCTGTGGCCTCTAAGACTTCAGCGTATTCCTCTTTGATAAGGACGGTACGCAGAAGGTCTTTCAGGGTTCCCTTGGCCCACTGATGGCCCATGGATTGCTGGTAGGTACGGGCAAAATGCTGAACCATATCCAGAGGTGATTTGCCCAGATATGTATCCGGGTCACGAAGGGCTGCACTGCCTTCATCAAAGTATTCATAGCCGGGGGTCATTAATCTTCCGCCTCCAGCTTTGTAATGAGGCGGTCTAAATACCAACGGGCCTTTTTGAGATCTTCAAGACCGCCCTTGTAGGGCCAGCGCCACAAGTATTTAAAAGCATTTTGCCAGCAATAAGCTACATGAGGCTCACAGTCTGAGCCTTCGACCATGGCTTCCATTGCATCGATGCACTCGATTTCTGCAGAGTTGTAATGCAGAGGCCGGTTAACCATGTCGGTGATTTGGTTGAGATCCATCATGGTGTCCTCAATTCTTTTTGTTGAAGGGGATGACTTTGGCTTCGGCAATGGCTTGCTCAAGTTCATCGGCAGGCTCAAATTCGATTTCCATTTCAGATTGGTCTAGGATCATGTTGCCCAGATCCACAAAGAAGAACGGATTGTTCTGGACCATGTACCCGATACCCTCAACCAGAGCTTCGTAGTGTTCCGCTTCCTCTTCGGACACGTTGCCGACAAGATTGCTAAAGGCGCTGAGATTAAATCCGGTATGGTCTACCGGCGTTATGAATAAGCCGCAGGCAATGGGGTCTTTATCTTTCATTTGTTTTTTCCAATCAGTTTGAAAAAGTGTTCTGCATCCATCAGGGCTAGTGGCTTCTGCCGATCCGCTTTGATGATTGCGATTGGTTCCGCTTTGGGTGGGCAGTTGGCTTCAGCTTGCTCCATGAATTTGTATGCGCTGATCTTGTTCAGAGCCTTACATTCAACAGAGTAGGGAAAGAGCTTCCTAGCAGCCGGTGACATTTGGATATCTTCACCGTTTTGGCCCATTCCAGTTGAACGGACATCATCTGGTTCCAGTTTAGGAAACAGTGCTAGGATTCTATCTCTTACATATTGCTGATGACGCCGCCCCTTTGCCTTTGCAGACTGAGGTTTTATCGCCATGCTTAGTCCTCAATGAACCAGTGCGAAGGCGGTTCCTTTGCCTTCGACATGGGATGAGGTTTTAACTTCGCTTCGGGATAACAAGCCTTCGTGAAGTCACAGAAGGAACAAGCCATAGGCAACCGCTTGAGACCGGTAGGCTTCCGATTAAACTTATCGGGGACGGGATCAAACTGACGCTCTAGAGGCGCTCCGCTCGTAATCTTTTCAACCGTGCTTTTCATAGCAAACATGTTGTAAGATTTCTCAGATGCAGAAACATTTGCATCTACGGCAAGCATCGCACCTGTTGACTTGTTCACAACAATCCAGCCACCCAATTCTTTATCTTGGGCTTGGGCATAACCGGTTAACTGACCGATGTAGCCGAATGGATCATCTTCTTTGAGAGCCTCGTAACCGTGGGACCATTTCTTATCGAAGGCGAAGGGGCTGCAGGATTTAACGTCATAGATTTTGTGATCGATTTCTATATCGTCTTCACCTTTAACGGTGACTGAGCCAATCTTCATCTCAACAAGATTCTTGCCGCCTGTGATGTTAACATCTGCGACCTTTAAAATCAGATTAGTGATGCACTCAACGGCGTCACCAATCATCATCTGGACCTTGAAGTTCTTGGACTTACGTTTCTGTTCAGAACCCATTGCGCCATGTTGTAGCTGGCACAAAGGCTTCCCAATGTTTGACATCCGCAGACGAAAATCTCTGTCTTGCGGCGTAAGCTGCTTGCGAAGAGCCGCCTTAAACTCTTCGCCAGCCTCTTCTATCCACGCATCTTCAATGGTTAGACCATCAAATTCATCGTTGGATAGCTTGTCATTTGTTGCATCCAGTTTGGATTGCATTAGGCAACATCAACAAAGTCGTTGTCGAGGCTATCGTCGATTTTCAGCGCATTCATTGCCTTATCATTCAAAGAGCCTTCTTTGATGGCCGTGAAGTATTTGGCATCAATCTCTTGGTTCTCTTTTTTGATCGCTTGGGCAAACACAGACATCGTGTCGAACACCTGTTGGGTCATATCCAACTTCTTAGACAGATCTACCTTGTAGGTGGGAGTGTACCAAACCACAGAGCCGTTTTCGTTGTAATCGGCACCCATTTCAGTCTCGTATTCATAAATGTTAGAACCCTTGGGCAAGTTCTTCATAAAGCCGTTCCAGAAGCCGCCAAAGGTGCTATTCTTGTGGAACATGATGCAGGGCTGGTTCTCAATCGAAACCTTCTCGCCATCGGCGGTCACACCGTCATAGCTTACAAGGCCACGGGTGACACGATGCTTCATAGACTTGTAGACCTTTGCATCGGAGTAATCCATTTCCTGCAAGGTCTCCCACGAAGGATAACCACAAGCGATGCCGCCCTGAATATCACGGGCTTCATCACGGGGGCTTGGAATGGCGATGGACTTGTTCACCAGTGTGCGCTTTCCGTCAATTTCATCCCAATGGAAATACTGAAGGTGTGTAGCTAACGGGCGAAACGTAACGGTCTCGCTGTACACCTTCTGATCCATATTGGTCAAAAAGTACGACCCCTCTGGGATAGCTTTTTTCGTTTCCTTGTCCCGTGAGCGTGAATTTATTTTAAGCTCTGGTACACGAACAATCGCTCCACCAGTGCCGCCTGTTACTTGGGTGCCTAGCAGTTCGTTCATCGCCTGCAGGTCTATTTGATTTACATTTGTAAGATCATTCATCTCGATTCGATCCTCTATTAGATGGAATTACAGTATGGCATTACTAAGTGGCACAAGTCAATCATATTCGACTTGATCCAGCCAATTTTTGCCACGAGATGTTTCTATTTTGAGGGGCAGAATAAAGTCATAATCCCAAAGCTCTTTTGCCTCTTCTGTGACCTTTTCCATGGCCCACTGCAGCACCTCTTTGACCTGTTCCTCTTCATCTGGGTGAGTATCGACCACAATGGAATCATGTACCGTCAGAACTAGCTTGGAGCGTAGATTAAGTTCCTTGAACTTGCGGAAGGCTCGTATGCAGCTAAGTGGCACAATGTCGGCTGTCGCTGCAGACTGCACAGGGTAGTTAACCTGTTGGGTGTAGTTCTTAGTGCGTCCGTTCCTGCGCCGTTCTTCATTAGGCCAGAAGAACTGACGCCCGGAGAAGATCTGTATGTGACCGTTCTTCAGTACACCATCTGTTAGCTTCTTGTGATACGTCCCAAGACCTTTGTAGATGTTAAAGAACTCACGGAAGTATTGAGAGATATGGGCCTCGTACTGTAGCCCTGTCCCGCCATAAATAGGTGCGAAACTAAAGGCCTTACTGCTCTGGCGTTGGTCCTTAGTGACCTCAGATGTATCACACTGGTAGATTATAGAAGCTGTCTGCTTGTGCAGGTCTTTACCTTCCAGAACATCCTTAATGATCTGTGGGTCACCAGAAAGCTCCCCTGCCATAACAAATTCTAAACCACTGAAATCACTCTCAATAATCAGCCCGTCTTTAAACCGGCTCACCATAGCCTCCCGCACAGGAAAGCCACGCTTTGGCATATTCTGCAGGTTAGGTGCAGTGGATGACAATCTACCTGTGGCAGTGATGCACTGATTAAACTGTGCATGCAGAATACCGTCTGGCCGTGTCCATGTTTCGATACCTGCAATGAAGCTGTCTAGGTAGGTGCTGACCGCACTCGCCTCAGTCATTAGCTCAAGGAACTCTACTGCAAGGTCATTGCGCTTTCTCCGGGCCTGTTCGATCAGAAGCTTGATGGTGTGCTTGTCTGTCTTGAAGCCGTTAAAGGATGCGTCACTAGGGCCGCTGGGGTTAAGCTTGAGGCCTGCTACCTTGCCATTGGGTACATAGAAAGCACCTACACCTTTGCACTCAGGACACTTGGACAGGTTCTTGTAAGGTTCACCCTGCACCTTGTACTTCTTGCCCAGCTTCTGCCGGGTCACAGACTTATACTTCTGGATAAGACCTCTGCCATCGCAGGGGTCACAACATACCACATCAGTTTTGTGCAGCACCTTAGTGTTCGACCGGTACGCATCGTTAAATTCTTTGCGGTTCATGCGGGGCGGGTACAGAGGCTTACCGGCAGCATTCGTACCGATGTTAAACATCTTAATGTGCAGGTCTTTGTTTATCAGACCACGGGAGTAAATGATCTCAGATCGATCTGCACCAGAGGCAAGGTTATAAGGCTTATCACCCATGACCTCTTCTGTGATTTCATCCAACCTGTTGTTACAATAGTTATAACGCTCTCTGAAGTGTGCCTCAATTTTGCCCAACGCAGCCTTATCAATCTTCACACCGTTGCGCTCAATTTCAACCAAGAACAGAAGCATTTGGTTCATCATAGCAACCACGCTCTGCATGCTCTGATTCTCAGGCTTTGCGTAGTCTTCTTGCTGCGCTAGGAAGATGCTTTCACAGGCTTTTACGTCAGCTTCGGCATATTCAATTACGGTATCAAGGGGCATGGCTTCAAAGCCAACACCGGACTTGAACAGGTCATCAACTAAGTCGGATTTCTTCTGTACTATTTCGTTCATGCCGCTCTCCTTTCCGCTGTAGCTTTAAGAGACAAATGCTGACGCTGACCTTTAGCCAGAACGTATTCACCAATCATCGTGCAGTAGACTTCTGTTGGGATCTCAAAGCCCATCTCCATCAACCACATCACATCGAACTTAGCGTTGTGTGCAACAATCACATCAGCCTGCTTTAGAGCCTCACGCAGAGGCGCTGGGCTGTCAGGGTTAGGTTTATCGTTGTGGTGAAATACCAGTGTTTGGACAGGCTCACCTAACCAGCAATAGTGTGCGGAAACACATCTGTTGTCTGGGTTGAAAGGTGAGTTGTCTATTTTTCCATCAAGTCTTTGTACCGTTGTTTCTAGGTCTAAAACCAATATCTTCTTCATTTAATCCGCCCGTAGAATTTTGTTGTTATTGTTGGGTCATGCCGGTCAAACAGATGCCAGCTACAGTTGTCTTTGCCCGTGGTGTTATCGAACCACTTAACCCGCCCCACGCTTACGATCTTGCGAAGCCGGGGAAGGAACTGCATTGCCTGTTTTGTGTGGACCCAATCGCTATCAAACAGGAGCCATGTAGGCCGCAGGTTTGAGAAGGTTTCCAACATCGGATGCAAGATCTTTCGATCCCAAGGCGGGTTCGTGATTATAACATCCGTGCGCCCCAGATGCGGCTCACTTAGATCTAGAGCATCAAGACATTCTATCTCAACACTCATTGGATGTATGTCGTAGGCCGCAGAGCATGTTAGACCTGCATCGATCAGCGTTTTGATTAAAGCACCATCGCCTGCACAAGGCTCACAGAAAGACTGAACGTCTTGCAGGTGTGGTACTAGCGGTTTTACTGCCGCCGCCGGGGTCTTGTAGAAGTCCCGTGGAAGTCTTTCAAAATCAGATCTCTTCCCCATCACAGCTTCCAGAGCTTGTTCTGGTTGAGGATCATTTCCTGCAGGAGATCTATCTGACGATTGATAAGCTTCTGCTTGGTTTCGTTATTAGAGTCCCTGCGCTTTTGGCTGTCTTTGAGAAGCTCTTCGTAAAATTCTCTCAGGTCATCTTCACTCAGCATAGCGTGATACCTCCGGCTCGATTTTGCAGTAAATGGCACCGTGAAACCCAGAAAGCTTGTTCTTGGATATGTACAAACAACGCTCAGTGTTCTGTTCATCGTCGCCGCCACCTGCAGCCTTACCGATACCGATGATTACATCTGCTTCCGCAGCCTTGCCCGTCTTGGAGCCTTCAAGCATTGAGAAGTCGATGCGGGTCTTTCCCTCTGCATCCGCTGATGCCTGTGACACAGCAATCACTGCACAGTTGTGTCGTTTGGCTACCTCACGAAGGCTCCTGTACAACTCACGGATACGCTCATGCGAAGAGTTATAATTACCAGCAATGTGAACCTTATCCGCTTGATCTATAATTAAAATATCGCATTTAACACGCTCACAGTAGGCGTTGATCTTATCAAGATCCCAATCCTGAGTGTCTTTAAAGATCAGCTTGTCCCTAATGCTCATATATACAGAATTTGCTAGATCTGGCTTCTGTGCGATTTGCTCACGGGTCATGTTAGAACAAGCCTGCACAGCACGAAGCTTGGTACGCATGCTCTTTTCTTCATTTCCTAGATAAAGAACCTTGGCCCCTTGGCTACAGAACCCACCGGGTGCAGCGCAGATGCTGACCATAAAAGCTGACTTACCCGTTTCTGGTCTAGCCGCTACAATAGCAAAGTCACCGCCACCAAGGCCGTACAAGTGGCGAGACAGGGTAGAGATATTGAATGCGAACTTATTATCATCAGAAACTTCTGCCAGAAGCTCATAAATATCATCAGTGATGTCTTCACCGAAATCATCTGGCATGTAGCTATCTGAGATGCGCTCTAGGAGCGTCTGTAAGCGGCGTAGGGCGCTGGGATCGCCCTCAGACATGTTGATGCCTAAGTTGGCTACCTCACGCCCTATGTCCTTACGCCAGAGGTTGTTGATTACATCAGATGCAATGTCAGAGCTTATAGCTTCTGCATGCTTGATCTGGTCTACAACATCACGGACTTCGTGGATCTCAGCGGATGTAGCCACCGGGTTCTGTGACAGCCATAAGCTATACACTTCGTCCGGGGTTATATCATGTTCGTATTTGCCATGTGCTTCTTTGACCAAATCATAGATCGCTGCGAAATCGTCACTGAATAAACTACGCCGTAAGTTAGCCTGATTCTCTAAGTAAGTGGCGTTGTTCAGTATTGTTTTTATTAGTTGTTGCTCCATAGGTCTGCCGTCCTCAGTGGTTTTAATTGTGCCACCTAGAATAACACCTAGTAGAAATAAAAAAACCCCCAATCTTTCGACTGAGGGCTTTTTCTTAATTTGTTATGTGTTGTCAGTTAGTTCTGACGGAACTTCATCTTGCTGATGTCAGGGCTTTGGTCACCCCTACGTTCCTTCATATCTACCTGATGGAAGACTACACGCTTGTTACCTTTAACAATCGCAGCGACTGCTTCTTCCAAACGTGCTTGTTCCTCTGCGGCTTCTCTAAAACCACCATCAATATCGTAATCAATTACGACAATTCCCCTAGCTTTCATTTTACTAATCCTGTTTGTTTAACGTCGGTGTCTCGACGGATATATAATGTTACGCAGCAACGTCATCGCCGCAGATATATTCTATATATCGTAATACGGGGGAGCAGAAGGGGGGTTTGTAGTTTTTGCTGATAAAGCTTCGCCGTTAGGGACACCAAATTCATCACACAGTGCTATGCTAGAAACTAAGTATCTAGCCGCACGGGATTTAACAGATGCAATCAAGTATGACCAAGTGTATATACCCCTTAGTCTATTACTTTTTGTATTTCCTGCGGCGACAAGCATTTTAGATCCTCTTTTGTTAGGCGTAGATTTGTTACTGCGCCATGCTTCTTACATAAGTAGACTGCTTTACTACTCGCATCATTGTCAAGTACTAATGTTACTTTAATGTACTTAACTAATTGCTGTTTTATTTCGGTAGTTAAGTTCGTACCTAGCAGGGCGAAGCCTACAACACCCTCAAGCCTACTAACAGCGCATGCAGAAGCAATATCTTCAACTAAAACAGCGTGTTGTCCTGATCCTACAGTTATGCCCTGTGTGGTATCACCATACTTCCACCACTTGGGTAGACGCCCGTCTAAGGCTCTCCCTACAGCACCTGTGCCATCATTTGTATAAAACAGAACCCGGTTTTCTGTTGGTAGGTATCTAATCTTTATCCTACCTGATTCGTATGCTTCCATAGAATTTACATCTTCTAAGTATTTAACAGCGGGTGCATGCTTGCGCACAGATACGGTCATAGCGGGTAAATGATTAAGCTTCTTCACTGACCGCTGGGTAGGTGTGCCGCCGACATAGTTCTTGAGTGCGGTTATATCACGTTTACCACGCAGACTACCTTTGGCATTGCAAGAGGCTCTAAAACAGTTCCATACCAGAACACCATCGAACCTGTCTAAGGTGAACTTGTTCCTGCCCCCACAAAAGGGACAGGTAAGTGTTTTATGTTCACCATCGGCCAGCTTGATCTTCTGCACCACGCTGACCTGTTCTTTGTAACTAAACATTGTGCTTGATCCTGAAGATCTCTCCGCAGTCTTCGCAGTGATGATGAAACAGGTAGGAACCCATCTCTTCGCTTTCATCATCTAATTCTTTTAGACCTGTCAGGAACTTTGGGTCTGTCAGGTACACTACCAGAAGTGTTGGGTCTCCAACCTTTATTAAACTGCAGCATGTCTCACAGGCATACGGCCTAGTTGATGCGTACTCTTCTACGCCTTCTAGTGATCTTATTTTTACTTTGCTCATGGGTTATCCTCATTAACCTATAGGTTGGACTAACCCTTGGGCGGGTTAGCCGCAGGCTACACCTAATTGTAAATAAGTCAACCACTTTGTTATGCCCTTTAGTTATGGGGTTAGTAACTTACCACCCCATACAACCTATTGTTTTACATAGGTTCTAGCTATAACCTGAAGGTCGTAGGTTCAAATCCTACTCCCGCAACCAAAGTACTGAACTCATTAGGCGAATCCTGATGATTCTATTCTATTCCACATCATTCTATTTATTTCAATGTAGAATGATCTTTTATGCGGAATCATCTTCCGTCAGTGCATCCCAACTAACAGGAAATAGCTCAATCATCTTACGATCAATCTGGTTGGCTACCTGCCGTGTCTCTTCTTGCGTATCAGGCTTGCAACGTAGGTTGCACATGTCGGAGAAGGCATCCAAACTACCTGACCAGTACCATTCGGTCATTGTGTTTTGCGGAAGTACCATACGAGCCTGTTCCTCACACACACCTTTGTCCAAGAGACCCTCATACAACGTCAAAGGAATCTGCTGCGATGTTTGGATATGAATGTGCTGTATCTCCCCGTCAGAGCCTTGCTTCTTGTCCTGCGACTGACCCCGCCATATATCTGGCACATAGAA